GGAAAAGCAGCTGCATTTGCAGTGCAACACACCCACGCGCGGAAGCGCGTGTCCATTCCAAAGGAGCTACAGTAGTGGGAACGTATACGAAAAGGCGCCCTACCCGCTCTTTTCGATTGACCGGTATAGGTCGATCGGAGAGATGGTATCAGCGCCGGATTGACGGTTCCTGGATACTCAGTAGAGTTACCCAAGGTGATCGTAATCCGTCTACGTTCCGAGGAAGTCAAGAAACGACTTCCGAAACACACCTGTGGCCGCCCCCTCAGGGGCAGCTACAGGACGTTGGAGGTCCGTTTCACACGGTGAAGCGTACTGGTCGCGTAAGCGCCAGTCCGTTCCATTATGTGATTACTCGGGCCATAGATAGCCAGGAGTATCAAGCCGAAAGGTATATCCTTTCTGGTACTTGGTGCTGCCCGGTTCCTACATCTAACGGTAAGCCAATTTGGCCAACGTCTCTAGAGTCATCTGACGATGCACTCAAAGAGGCGGGGGCCACGGCCATCGCTAGGTGTAAGCCAACGTCGAGTGGCGCCGAGGCTTCTACGGCCATGGGAGAGACTTACAGGGAGGGTTTACCCCACCTTGTAGGTCATCAAACATGGCGAGATAGAACTCTCGCAGCTAAACAAGCTGGAGGGGAATATCTCAACGTGAAGTTTGGATGGCAACCCCTGGTATCCGAGATCCTCAATTTTGGATCTACGGTTGCCAAGTCTCGCGATATACTGGATCAGTATAGAGCGGACAAAGGGAAGGTCATCCGTCGGCGTTATTCGTTTCCTACTGTCGAGGAGAGTAGCCACGAGACGGCAGATGAAAGCGCTGGACCAATTACCAACGCTTTCACTTCGTCTCCATGGTTCCCTCCAAGTCAGAGTGGCAAACTGATTAAATCAGTCAGCAAGAGTTCATCTCGCTGGTTCTCTGGCGCGTTTGTTTACGGTTTCCCTCAGGATTCGACACCCTTTGGGAATGTCCGTGAACTTGGGGCAGAGGCTGACCGTTTGTTCGGTCTATCTCTAACCCCAGACGTGCTGTGGAACTTGGCACCCTGGAGCTGGGCCATCGACTGGTTCACCAACACCGGTGACGTACTAAGTACGATCGGTGATATGATGAGTCAGGGTCTAGTGATGCAGTATGGTTACATGATGGAACAAACATCCCATCGTGTTTCATACTCGTTGTCGGATTCCGTTGTTCACGGAAAACCCGCCCACGTACCAGCAGCGAGCTTCGAAGTTACTTCGAAGAAGCGCGTGGTAGGATCACCCTTTGGTTTTGGCATAACCTGGGACGGTCTGTCGACCGCTCAGGCTGCCATACTCGCAGCGCTAGGAATGTCCCGGCGCTGAAGAGTAGTGCGTTAGCACTGCCAAATACACCCCAATTGCAGGCTTTTGACCTGCAGAAGGAGCAATGCCTAATGGCATTTACCGACCCACAGTCCATCACTATCGGAGGAGTCACGACGTCTCTCCCCAGGGTTTCTAACCTTGGAGACGGGGCGAAGTACTCTTCCAGTGATGGCCTGATCGATCTCTCTGCATCCCACGCCTACGGGCGTAGGACACGGAGGGTCCTTCGGGTGGATCATCAGAAGATCACCTCTGATCCGTTCATCCCGGCCCAGAACGCCGAAGTGTCGATGTCAAACTACATCGTCTTCGACCTTCCTAAGGTCGGGTACACGAACGCAGAGGCTCTCGCTGTGTACAATGGTTTCAAGACCATGTTCACGGCGAGCACTGATGCCCTCATCACCAAGTTGCTTGGTGGCGAGAGCTAGACCGCTATCATGATCAAGGTCACGATCATCATATTGTATGTGATGTTCGTTTTCCTGATGTTGATCTACACCGATCTAAACAATCGGGGTTTGATCAACGTTCATGAATGCGATCGAGATCCCACACTTGCCGCCATCGACAACCTTTATGGTCGTCGGTGGCACAAGTGTCGGTGAAGGAAGCCCATTAGGCTATGGATAAGCCAACCCCCAAACGATTAGTTAGGAGGGGCTTTGAAAAGCCTAATGTTGCTCTGGAAAAGAATGGCATACGAATATGCCATTTGGTGTTACACTAGCATCACCATGGACTGCAAAACAGTCCATAGTCGGTGCGAACATGAGGGGTTGTCGTTTTTGACGATAACCCTACCTTCGTTTGGAAAAGACTTTGAGAAAAGTCTCGACCAAGGGAAGGTCGATCACAACCTCTTCCAGGGTTTTTCCTGGAAGGGTGGTCTCCCCAAATTTCTTTGGGGTTTCCTTGATCGTGTGTTCGACCGGACTAGTGGTGTGTTGTTGGATGATCCGGACATTGAGGCTATCCGAGCTATCCGTCAGCTAACGCTGATGTTTAGCAAAGTTAACCTCCCGTGCACTTCCGAAAGGGAGCGCGCGGCATATGCCCAGTACATCCAATGTGAGCAGGAGGTCCGTAGAAATGATCGTAGACTATCCTCAACTAATAAAGCTGAGTTTAGTCGGATCGCTTCTATGCTGTTTGCTGTACCATTCACTGCTGTGGATCGTAAGATCTACAATGGCGAGATGGTTCCAGTCAAACACGGCCCAGGTGCCACAGCTGATAAGCTTAGCAGCAATGCTAAGTTTCGGCTGCGGACTTGGACTGAGCGCCTCGAGAACGGTAACTTTCCCGCTGGAGAGTTTCTACTCCCCAGCTGGAGTTACTATGATGTTCTCGATGACGTAGACCTCCTCGAACCCGGAGCTGAGATACCCGTAAGGGTCATATCAGTTCCTAAGACACTCAAAACGCCCAGGATCATCGGGATTGAGCCGGCTGCTATGCAGTATGCACAGCAATCAGTTCTTCCCATGATCCTAGATGCTCTTAACGAGGTTGACTACCTCTCGAGCATGTTGGGATTCGATGACCAAGAGCCTAATCAGCTCATGGCCAAAGAAGGTTCACTGAAAGGTGAACTCGCGACACTCGACTTGAGTGAAGCGTCCGATCGCGTTTCGAATCAGCATGTACGGCTGCTTCTAGACCGTCATCAGCATCTTAGTGATGCAGTTGACGCCTGTCCCAGCCGGAAGGCTGATGTACCTGGTCACGGCGTTGTACGCCTGGCCAAGTTCGCGTCTATGGGTTCAGCGCTCTGTTTCCCATTCGAGGCAATGGTCTTTCTGACCGTTGTCATGATGGGCATACAGAAATCGCTCAACACATCACTTTCCCTCTCAGACGTGAAACGTCTGAAAGGGTCGGTGCGCATCTACGGAGACGATATTATCGTCCCTGTGGACCATGTGAATGAGGTTGTACGTATGCTACATACTTTTGGGTATGTAGTTAATACGGGCAAGTCTTTCTGGACTGGTAAGTTCAGAGAGTCTTGCGGTAAGGAGTATTATGACGGCCATGACGTTAGTATCGTCAAGGTCCGTCAAATATTCCCTACACAACCTCGGCACGCAACCGAGACCATCTCGCTTGTGAGCTTCAGGAACCAGCTCTATTGGGCTGGCCTGTGGCAAACATGCAGGTGGTTGGATGATTACCTCCGTCGGATGATGAAATATTATCCGGTGGTGGAATCAACCTCCTCGGTGCTGGGTCGCCAGTCCGTTCTCGGATTCCAACCCGAGCGAACTGGTAGGCACCTCCACAACCCCCTAGTCAAGGGTTGGGTCGTGTCGTCCAAGCCCCCCAAGGATTTCCTTGATGGGCCTGGCGCTCTGCTCAAGTGTTTCCTGAGACAGAACGGGAGAGAGAAAGAGCCATCGTGGCTGGATGCTCTCTACCCCAACTCTGTTGATGAGAGGCACTTGGAACGTGCTGGACGTCCTCATGCCGTCAACACCAAGCTGAGGTGGAGTAGTCCCTTTTAAAGGGACACCTCGGGTAATACCCGAAGAGAGAGAACCAAGCCATCCACTCGTAAGTCG